GTGTGCCATTGGGTGCTCCCGGTTGTTGTGTCCCCCCGGGGGGTGTTTGTTTGGGGGTGGGTGTTTGTGTGTGTTTGTTTCGGGGGGGAACACCCCCCCGTGTTTAGTGGGTGGGGGTGTGGTGTCGGTTTGCTCGGGGGAGGCCGCACCGACACCACCCGGGCATGGTGTCGGGGTGGTCGGTGAATGGGTGGGCGGCGGTGATGAGCCCGGCCTGCTCGGGGATGGTGCCGGGTCGTTGTGGCCGGTGTGATGCTCCGCGGATGATGGACACGACGAGGCCGGGTCCGGCGTTGGGTCCGGCCTTGGAGCGGATGTGGGCGGCGAGGCCGTCGGGTGTCCATCCGGCCGCGGCCGCTTGGTCGAGTTCGGCCTCGAGGCCGGGGGATGGGTCGAGGTGTAGGTGTTCGGGGAGGTGCGCGTTGAGTGCGGTCACCTTCCCGGATGATGATGTGTTCATTTCATTCCTTTCGATCAACATCATCGGAGCCGCCTCGGGGCGGCTCCTCGGGTATGTCTCGCCTTTTTGGGTGGGGCTACCTGCCACGCGGCCGGGAAGGATGTCGGGCACCCGGTCAAGCGCGCCACCGATGCATGGATCCGGCCCGGTTCGGTGCGGTCGGGCGCATCGCGTACTCACTCGAGCCACGCCTCGCAGATCGTCCATGCGTCGGTGTGCCACACCTTGGCCGAGCATTCGGCGCACGTGGGGCAGTCGGGGTCGATGTCGCGGGTCCACCGGTGCGAGGCGAACGCCTGCGCGGTAGCGGGATCGCACGTGGGGCAGGGGCGGCCGGTGATGATCCACGACCCGCAGGAGCGGCATCGAGCGGCCTCGAGCCCGGTCGGGCCGACACGTAGGAGCGTCACGCGGACACCCCCTCGGATTGAATCTTTATGGGGCGGAGGAGGTTCGGGGGTGCGGCTCTCCATGATCCGGTGCCGCCGTAGTTGACGGGGGTGCCGTGGTCCCATGCGATCGCGGCCGGGACGTAGCCGAGGATGGTGACGGTCGCGGCTCCGCCGCGGTCGAGGGTCGCGTGAGTGACGACGATGTTCCGCTCGGCTCGGACATCCTTCTCGGACACCTTGACGGGGTTGCCCATTCGGGTGATGCGGCGAACCTCGAGGTCGGTCGAGACGTCGGCGGAGTCGTGGTGGTACGTGTACGCCGCCCACGCGCCGAGGTTCACGTACCGGTCGAGGCACTTGCCGACGGCGATCTCGCAGACGAGTGAGAGCGTGCGGTCGCGGAGCGCGTCGGGGCCGGTGGGGTCGATTGCGGTGTAGTAGCCGTGGCCCATGCCTCGGGCCGCGATCGCCCGGATGGTCTGCCCGGCCACGCCTCGAGCGACGTCGACCTCCCACGGCTCGAGGCGCACGACGGGCCGGGTCATACGGTGACCACCTGGCGCACGGCCCGCTCGAGTTGGGCGAGGAGGAGGGTCGCTTGCTCGGGGGTGAGCCCGTAGGAGGTCGTCGAGTCGTCACCATCGACGACGCGGATCTCGACGGGGCAGTCGGTGTCGAGGTGTCGGACGCGGGCGAGGAGACGGGGCGCGTATGCGCCGAGGTTGTCCGAGTTGGTCACCATCCCGGCTCCTCGGCCCACGGGGACTCCTTGGCCTCGAGTGCGGCGGTGTTCGCTTGCTGCGCGTCGAGCACCTTGAGCGCGTCGATTACTGCGGACGCCTCCTTGCTGGTGAGGTCCTCGGCCGAGCGGACGGGCCGCTTCACGACCTCGAGGATGAGACTGCCCGCGGCCTCGGCCGATTTGATGCCGGTCTGCCGCATGAGGGCCCGTATCGCGCCGATCTGCTTCTCGGTGGCGGGCCTGCCCTCGGGTCGAGGGGTGTCCGACTGCTCGAGAATCCGGGTCCCGGGCATCTCCTCGAGGACGTTCCCGATCGCCTCACCCATCGAGGGGGAGGGGGAGGGAGCGGGGGCCGTCGGGCCCGAGGGGGATCGGGTCGCGCCGACGTCACCCCCGCTCCCCGTCTTGGGGGCCGCTACCGCTGCGGCCTTCTCCATCTCCTGCCGGGACGGGCGGGCACCCTTGGTCGAGTACCCGAGATTGGCGAGGGCTCGACCGATCGCCGAGGTTTCCCCGGCCTCGAGCGCGAACACCGCATTGACTCCGCGCTCGGAGCGGTGCTCCTGCGCGAGCCCGGTCGCGGCTACCTCGGTGCCCTCGGCCCGGTACACCGACGCGGACACCACGCACGACACGAGAGCGCCCGAGTCGTCGGTGTAGTAGTGCTCGAGTCGGGTCGTGATGCGGCCGTTCGGGTTGTCGGCGTAGAACGCATGGATTCGCGTGTCGACGTCCTCGTAGTTGTCAAGGTTCATTAGTTGGCCTCGGTTTCGGTGTTGTCGTCGTTGTCGTTGTGGGGGTGCGCGTACCACCGGCGAGGTGTGTCGCGCTTGGCGAGCGCGGCGCGAGCCCGCTCGAAGTCGAGCACCTGGCCGTGAACGTCGTCGGGGTGACGTCGGCCGTCGATGGTGTTAGAGCGGTAGCCGTCGGAGAACCGCACAACCGCCCACCCGGTGAGGAACATCGCGAGCGCGAGGAGGAGCCACATCACCGGGAACCACCGCCGAACACTCGACGGGAGAGGTTCACCGACTTAGGCACCGGCTCGAGGTGGAGCGGCTTCACGCATAGCGGGTTGCGGCACCGGTGGTCGACCTCGACGGGTTCGCCATTCATCCGGCCCGGGATCGGGCCACCGGTCGCGATCTCGTAGATGAACCGGTGCGCTTGGATCGGCCGCGTCGAGCCGGTCTGCCCGGCGACCTTCACGCGGATCACGCCGTAGCCGCCTCGGGTGGTGCCGTCCCACACATCGCAGTCGGTGTCGGTTGCGCCGTAGCGGATGAGCCTCGCGATCTCGTCGGGCACCACCGCGGGCCGGTAGACATAGGTCGAGGTGTGTCGCTTAGTGGTCACGCGGCACCCCCCTCGAACCGCGCCTCCGCGCACGCCTCGGCCGCTACTGCGAGGCCGTCCGCGAGCGCGGCGGCTTCATCGGGGGAGACGCGGATGGTGATCGTGGTATCGCCGAGCGGCAGGATGAGCCGCACGCCGGGGTATTCGTCGATCTCGACCCGGAGCCGCGACCGGCCGGTCGCGTGGGTGTCGATCGTGTAGCCGACGGCCGGTGCCGCGGTCTGCTGCCTACGAGTCCCGTCCACGCGGGACATTGACGCAGGCTTGATATCGCCCGCGGGCGAGAACCTTCCATCGTGGAAGGTCTTTCTCGGGCGGTGCAAGGTACTAACGGACATAGGTCGATCCCCCTCGGTTAGTCCCGAGGGGTCGAGGAGGGCCGAGCCCTACGTCACGAGAATGTCATAAACGTGGGTTACCGGCGAATCCCTCGAGCCTCGGGAGGATTACACGAGGAGAATACACCCGCCGAACGCGGCCCGGTCAATACCCGATCACCGCGTGTCGGCCGCGTCTGGCGGGTCCTGGCCGAGCGACCCTCGGAGCATCCACCCCGCGAACCCACCCGCCACCGCGCCACCGATTCCGGCGATCGCGGTCACCGCGTCCGCGGCCGCGTCATCGAGTCCCAGGACGACGAGCCCGATCACCGACGCGAGGATCGTGACCCCGCCGACGACGAGCCCCACCACCCCGAATAGTTGAGTCCCGGTCACGGCTTCACCTTCCCGAATAGTCGAGCCTGCACACGCTCGGAGAATCCATCCCCGGGCCACCCCTGCGCCTCCCGGTACGCCTTGAGCCCGGCCACCGGGTAGGGGGCACGCTTGCTCGCGGGCACCTTCCCCGGGTCCACGTACCCGAGATCCGCGAGACGGGCCTTGACTCGCCACGCTGCGAGGTTCGCGTCGCCGGGCCGGTCACCCTTCTCGGGGTGTACCCGCATCACGGCCGACCTCGACGGGATCGTGCCGTCCCATAGGGCCGGGCCGGTGGAGAGCCGCTCGAGGACCCGTTCCCGCCACCACGGGGCGTTGTACGGGGCCGGGGTATCGGACCCGGGCCACTCCCGCCACGCACCGTCGATCGTGTCGTTCTTGCGCCCGAGGTTCGGCGACGGGCGGGTGTTCCCGCCGTGGCATCCGTCGACCCAGCACTTGTGGGTCGCGATCGAGCGCGGGTCGGTCCACCCGAACACCTCCCACAATGCCGCGACCATCCGAGTCGTGTTCTCGATCTGGTAGTCGGTGAACGTGCCCACCTTGACGCCGGGGTCGTCGATCTCGATTCCCCATAGGAGGTCGGGGCGGTTGCCCTCGGGGATGCCTGCCCACGGCCACGGCCCACCCTGCCCGCAGTGGTAGGCGGCACCATTGAGAGCGGCGAGGAGGTACGTGGAGCCGGGCACCTTCCCGACGAGCGCGTTCGCGCATGGCTTGTCATACGCGGTCACGGCCCACCCGAGCGACGGGGCCGGGTTCGAGATCGACGCGCTCGAGGTCGAGGTGTGATGGATGAGTACCGCGGCGCACGTATTCGACGACCCGGCCCGGTCCCATCCCCGATAGGGGGAGACGTCGGTGCCGTGATCCTTCATCGCCGCGAGCACCTCCGCGGCCGTGGGCCGGTTCAAAGCTTTGAATTCTCGTCGAGGTCCCGAACCGGTAGGTCGAGCGGGTCCGGGGCGGTTTCGGGGACGTCGATCGCGGCTCGCTCGATGTCCTCGAGTGTGACGTCGGCGAGATCGAGATCGGGTAGGGGCTCGGTCATGGTGTGGGTTCCTTCCATCCGTCGGCGGGGGTGTATGTCCATCCGGCGACCGGCCACGCCGTCTCGGGGACGTCGACGGGATCGGGGCCGAGGATCCCGGCCGGGATCGTGACGGTGCGGCCGGTCGGGATGGGGTCGGTGGGGTAGGGGATGAGGTGCTCGAGGTCGACGCCGGGGACCTGGGGGTCGGCCGAGTCGGCCGCGTAGACGCCGAGGAGGACCCCGGCCGCGTCGAGCGCGGCATACGTGTCGGGGATGTTGTCACCGAATAGGGCCGGGCCACCGCGGGCCCGCGTGGTCTGCTCGGTGAAGATGAGCACCCGGCCCGATCCGCCGCTCGAGGTCGGGTAGCCGCCGCCACCGCCGCCGCCGGTGCCCGGTGCGCCCGCGGTGGCGAATAGGGCCGGGGACCCGGAGCCGTTCCCGTTCACACCCTTACCGCCACCGCCCTGCCCACCGGCCACGGACGCGCCCGACGCGCCCATATTGAGCGCACCGCCACCGCCACCGCCCGCGTAGTAGGTGCCGTTGATCTGCACACCGTTACCGCCGGGGCGGTGAGCGTCATTCCAATGGGGCGAGGGTCCACCCGCAGACGGGCGAGTGCCGGGGATGCCCGAGGCGATGAGGTTCGGCGACCCTGCGCCGAGGAGGTAGTCGGTTGCGGTGAACCCGGCCGGGGCCGTCAATGCTCCGAACGATGACGCGGTGGCCGCACCGCCCACCGACACCGCCACCGGGCCGGACACCGGAACACTCCGATAGACGCGGACCCCGCCACCGCTCCCACCGGGATAGCCCGTGTTCGAGAGGTCGAGGCCGTTACCGCCGCCGCTCACGACGACAACGTGAACCACCGACACACCGGGCGGGGGAGTGAACGTCCCCGAGGTCGTGAAGTTGCCGACGATCGTCCCGGGGATCGTGTACGAGTCGGACGGGGCCACCGCGGATAGGGCCGCGTCGATCTTCTCCGCGAGCGACTTCACGATCGCGGCCGACTCGGTGATGAGAGTCGACGGCTCCGGGTACGGGAGCCCGTATTTCGGTGTAGTGCCCATTAGGACGACGCCTCCGTGAGTAGTTGCTCGACGCGCTCGGCGAGCGCCTTGAGAATCCCCGGGACGTCCCGCATCGCGTCGGTGTCCTCGAGGTACGGGATGAGCCGCACGGGTGTGTATTTCACGCCGCCACCCCCGCATCGAGAGTCGGCGGGGAGAACCGGTACGCGCCGACCGCGGTGTCGCCTGCGGTCTGCCACGACATCGCCACATTGCCCCACCGGGCCGACTCGCGCAGGAGCGCGTACTCGACGACGCGGAGCGCGATCCCGTGGGCGGTGCCGTCGAGAGTCTCATCCCACCCGAGGACGACATACGTCTCCTCGACCCCCGCAGGGGTCGACGCGGGAGCACCGGTCACCCACACGACGTCACCGACCTCGAGGTCGAGGACGTTACGGGTCCGGGTCGCGTCATAGGCCGGGAGCGCGAGATCGAGGTCGAGTGACTCGGTGCGCCACGACGGGGCGTGCATCCGCTCGAGCACCTCCTCCGCCACCGCGAGCGCGTCGGCCCGCGTCGAGTAGAGGCTCGAGTGAGCCTTCTCCTGCCACCGGCCGAGATCGAGTTCGAGTCCCTCGTCGGACACCATCACGATCTCCTGCGGCTCGGCCGTCCCGTACCCGCAGACGACTCGGGTCGCGAGATCCCCGATCGACTTCACCCACGCCGACGACGGGAACACACCCCCGGCCGGGAGCACCGCTCGCACGAGTTGGGATGCCGCGATCGTGTCCCGGCCGCGGTACCACATCGACCCGTCGCGGCGTTGTGTGATGTAGCCGAGATCCGCGGACGCGGCCGCGTTCGTGATGTCCGAGGCGGTCTGGTAGCCGGTGATCGGGAGGAGTGTCACCGACCCGGCCGGGTCGACCGCGTGAACCGTCATCCCCACCTCGGCCCACACCCCGGCGATACGAGCCGCGGCAGTCTCGAGCGGCCGGGGGTCGACGAGTCGAGTACGTGACGCCACCTTGAGCCCGACCGCGATGACATCGAGCACCCACTCCCCATCCCATGTTGCGCGTAGGTCGGTGATGGTGCCGACGAATCGGGTCCGGCCGTCGACCTCGAGCGTGACTCGAGTCGTGAATCCGAGCCTCGGTCGCCACTCCCCGGACGGGTCGAGCATCGTGAACGATGCGGTCGATGGGTCCGGGGCCTGCCATAGATCATCCGAGCCGTGGGTGATGGTCGCGCCGACGAGCGTGACGTCCTCGACGGCCCACGACCCGACGCCGGGAGTGTCGATGGTGAGCGACACCGGGAGGATCACGCGACCGCTCCCATGCGTGCGGTCTGCCCGCCGACGATGCGCTTGATCTGGCGGGCCACACCCACCGGGTCGAGCGCACCTTGGACGATGATCACGGGGGCACCCGAGGAGGCCGCGGCACCGATCGGGCTCGACACCATCGGCACCACGCTCGAGCGCGTGTACGGGATGAGATCCCCGGGGATCGCGGAGCGGCCGACGATGCCGCCGACGACGGGAATGTTCGAGATCGCCGACTTGATCGAATTCACCTTGTCGATGATGAATTGCCACGCGGTGGCGACTGCCGTCTTGATGTCATCCCACACACCGACCACGGCCGAGCGGAACGTCTCGAACGCGGTTTGGAGTAGGCCGACGGCCCGCTTGATCGGCGGGAACGCGGTCTCCTCGAGCCAATTCCACACCGAGCGCACCGCGGCCTTGATCCCGTCCCACGCTTTCTCGACTGCACCGCGGAGCGCGGACCACACGCCGCGGACGATGCCGACTGCGACCTCGATGCGCGGCGTGAGGTCATTCTCGAACCATCGAGCGACCGCGGAGATCGCCGACTTGATCCCATCCCACACCGCGACGACCGCCTTCCATAGCGTCGAGTAGTAGGCGATGATGAAGTCGACGACGCGCTTGATGATCGGCCACGCCGTCTCCGAGAACCACCCGACGACCTTCTCGACCGCGGCATAGATGAGATCCCACGCGACGCGCACGGCCTTCCATAGCGTCGAGTAGTAGGCGATGATGAAGTCGATCACCCGCTTGAGAATCGGCCACGCCGTCGAGGAGAACCACTCGACCACCGCGTCGACTGCGGCCTTGATCCCTTCCCATGCCGCGGTCACGGCCTCGCGGAACCAATCGAAGTTATGCCACGCGAACACGACGGCCGCGACGAGAGCCGCGATCGCGATGATGATGATCCCGATCGGGTTCGCAGACATCGCCGCATTGAGTAGCCATTGAGCCGCCGCCGCCGCGGTCGTGGCAACCTGCCACGCGATCATCCCGACCTTGATCGCGACAACCGCTCCCGCCAGGACCCCGACCGCGATCGCGAGCGCCTTCACGACGTCTTGATTCTCGCGGGCCCATCCCGCGAACGACGCGAGCGTCGAGGTCACCGACTGCAACACCGGCAGGAGCGCCGCCCCGAGTTCGGTCTGCGTCTGCTCAAGCGTGGCCGTGAGGATGCGCTGCTGATTCGCGGCACCGTCCGCAGTCCGAGCAAAGTCGCCCTGCGCGTCGGCGGTCTGCTTCATGATCGACGACTGCGCCGCGAGCACCTTTTGTTGCGCGGTGAGCGACCCGGTGCCGTCGTAGATGCCGAGCGCCATCGCTTCCGCCTTGAGCGTGGCATCGTCGAGCATGACACCGAATTTCCGCATCGGCTCGGACTCGCCTCGGAGCGCGGACCCGAGCGCGGCCACCACCTCGGACGGGTCGGTGTTGTAGAACGATGCGAGATCGCTCGAGAGGTTCACCGTCTCCTGCGAGAACGCGACGAGATCCGACCCGGCGAGGCCGGCCGACTTGCCGAACGTCGCCATAGTCGAGGCGGCGTCGAGCGCGGCCTGCTCGGTCTGCCCGAGCGCAGTCGGTGCGGCCTTAGCCCATGCCGCGAGTTCCTTAGCCGAGTCCCCGAAGATGACACCGACCTTGGATTGAGTCTCCGCGAGGTCGCTCGCCTTTTTCGCGGCATCGAACGCGGCGACACCGAGCGCACCGAGCGCGGCCACCGCGGGCACGAATGCTCGATCGACACCGGCCCGGAATTTCTCGAGCCCGGTCATCTTGGACCCGAGTGCCGAGTTCACCTTGTTGATGCCGGAGATCGCTCCGGCGGTGTCCGCGCCGATCTTGATGAGGATCGAAGGTCCGGCCATTAGATCGCTCCATACTTCCGCAGGATCCGCGTGATCGCGGTCTGATACTCATCGGCGGCCGGGCCCATCATGTCCCGCGTCGCAGGCTCGACGAAGTAGCCCGCGGCGTTACGCGGCACGTTGTAGTAGTTCACATCACCGGCCGGGCCGTAGTTCGCGCCGAACGCGACCGAGCCGCGTCGAGTGCCACCGACCGACCCGGACGCGAACGGGATGTTAGTTCCGGGGACTGCCACCTTCACGATGCGGTCGTTACGTGCTCGAGCGGTCGAGCGGACCGCGGCAGTCTGCGGAGCCGGACCGCCGGACGTTCGAACCTTTCCCTCGAGCCGGTCTGCGATCTTCCGCGACGCCTGCCGGAGTTCCTGATTCGCGACCTGCGGATTGTCGACTCCGCCTGCCTTGAGTTCCCGCGTGACGTCGTTCAACATTCGGAGCACCTCATTGAGCCCGACGATCTGCACGTTCCGGCCTTCACCGGTGGGGAGCGCGACGACATCATCGAGCCCGGAACGGGCATCGAATCCGAATCCGGTCATCGCTTGCTCGCCTTTCGGTTCGATTCCTCGAGGACCGCGACCATCGTCGCGAGATCCCGAGGATGTTGCTCCCACAACACCGACGGGGCTATGTGGGTGGACACCGAGAGAGCGGCGATTAGTCGCCCGGGGTGCCCGTCGGGGTAGGGTCCGGCACTTCTGCCTCCTTCACCGACACCTCGACGACCTCGTTCGTCCATAGATCGAAGTCGGGGCGGGGGCCGGTGCCGGGTCGGTGCATCGCCGACCATGCGATGAAGCGCAGGAACGTTACGGGGAGTTCCTGCATCACCGTGCGGTCGGGGGAGGAGGCGCGGAGTCCGCGCTTCATCGCGTACATCTCCCACGCGGCGACGTCGGCTTGTGTGCTAACGACCTCCGCGCTCCTCCCATCATCGAACGTGATCTCGATCGTCTGCGTGAACATGAGTGCCTCTCGAGTTGGGGTTACTTAGTGGTGCCGGATGAGAGCGTGCCCGCGGCCGGGGAGCGCGTGATGTCGCCGACGACCTGGAAGGTGAACGACGTTGAAAGCTGCTCGGCGACGGCCCCGCCGATCTCGACGGCCGTGATCGTGCACGTACCCGAGTACGTCACCGACTTAGCGGTGTTCGGGACCCACTCGAACGTCACGGTCGTGTTGTTGTTCGTGCGGCAATACTCGACGAACCCGGCCGCGTCCTCCCAGTCTTGGATCGCGTCGCCCTCGAGCGCCCAGGTCGTCGTTACGAGCGGGGGAGGCGTGGGGATGCCGAGCGTCGGGGTGCCGTCGGCGGTGTCGTTCGACGGGACGAGGCGCACGTTCGACACCTGGGTCCCGTAGTCCTTAGAGCCGAGCGTGAGCGTGCCCGGGCCGAGCCGGGAGTCGGTGAGCGCCATTTAGATACTCCTAATCGTGATGGTGGCGGTGGTGCGGTAGCACGGGAAGTTGAGACTCCCGTTCGGGGAGTAGATCCCCGGGCTCGAGGTGTGCGACTGGCACGCCTCGAGGACCCGCGGCAACTTGCCGAGGAGGTACTCGAGTGCGCGACGGTTCGCGGGCTGCGCGGCTGCGAGGACGACGGGAACCTCGAGCGTGTAGCCGCCCTGGGTGGCCGACACGATCGTCGGGGCCTCGACCACGATCGACGGGGCCGTGAAGTTGCCGGGGTCCATCGTCACCGGGACACCGGTCCCGGCGAGTGCGGCCTCGAGTGCGGTGAGCGCCTCGGAGAGCCCGGTCACGCGATCACCGGCCGTCGGTAGCCGATGAGCCGGTACACGTTCCCCCATGCCGAGCCGGGGTCGGTGTAGGAACCGAGATCGTCATAGGCCGGGAGCCCGGTCGGGCTCGATGCCTGCTGGTAGAGCAACCCCGCGGCCATTGTCGAGCCCTGGCGGACGTCGGCCGGGATCGTGGCGGTGAAGTCGAGATCCGGCCGCGACCGCTCGACCCACACCTCGACGGCCTCGACGACCGGCTCGAGGCGTGCGGTGGTCGGGTCGTCGAGCATGACGCCGAGCCACTCCGCTACCGCGGTGGGGGTGAGCCATGCCATGCCGATCTCCTTCCGGGGGGTGTAGCGGGCGGGGGTCGCCGAGGCACGTATCGACCCCCGCCCGGTCACGGGGTGTTACGCCTTGGTGCGCTTGATGACACCCGTCGGGCGCAGGACAACCGCGCCGACGTAACCGAACGTCGCGAATTCGATCGCGGCGGGGCCGTACTTCTCGGCGAACCGGAACCCGAGCATCGACGACTCGAACACCGCGGCGTCGGATCGCTTGGCGACCACGAGGTCGGACGTCGACGACCACGCGGAGCGGACGGCGATTCCGGCGACGTTGAGCGTCCCGGCCGCGGCACCGATCGAGCCGTCGGCGTTGGTCGGGTTGAGGTACGCATTGAGAGGCCGCTTGCTCGAGTCCTTCTCGGTGGCGAGTTGGGTGAACGCGGACGGCTTGACGAGCACCGTGTCGGCCTCGGCCATGCGCGATCCGACGAATGTCGCCATTGACTCGACGACTGCCGAGGTGAAGTCGGCCGTCGGCCACGCGGCACCGGCCGTCGCACCGGCGAGGATCGCAGTCGCGACCGCAGTCTCGGCGGCGTTGTCGTACGCCTCGCGGAGCGCCGACATGATGATCGCGTCGAGTGCCGGGTTCGCGGCGTCGAGAGCCTCGCGGGAGACGACGTACGCGCCGGAGATCGCCTTGGGCGACACGAGTCGCTCGTCGAAGGTGAGCGTCCCCGGGGTCGGGTTGGTGCCCTCGATGTGCTCGTCGGCGAGGACGGTGGCTCCGAGGAGCGCGGGGATCTTGAACGGGGTCGCGTCCGAGATCGTGAACCGGGGGAACGCCGAGCGGAACGGGGAGCCCCACAACGTCTCGCCGACGTAGAGGTCGGGGCGGTAGCCCGGGGGGATCACCTTGGCGACGTCGGCCCGATCCTGCACACCGGGAACCGCGGCGGCGGTGATCATCGCGAGAGCGCGGCGGGAACGATCGGCCGCGGTGTGGTCGTGCTGCGAGGCATAGATGTCGCGGAACATCGAGAGCCCCGCGGCCGACGGGGTGCCGTAGGGGAACGCCTCGGCGGTGACTCGAGCGGGCACATACCCGGCCTCGAGGGGAGCGGGAGCAACCGTGGCGGCTTCCACCACGGGCTCGGGGGTCGTGGTCTCGTCCACGGGGGTCTCCTTCTTCTTCTTGGTGTTGGTGGTGTGCGCCTCGGTGTCATGGGGGTGGCGATGGGGGCCGGAGCCGTCGTGGTGCGCGGCGACGTCGGCGACGCGGGCCGCATCGAACGCCGGGAACGTCACGAGAGACACCTCTCGGAGCGTCGCGGCCGTCACCGTCAAGGTCCCGTCGTCGCCGGTGTGCGACTGCGCGACATCGAGCCCGACCGAGAGCCCGTCGCGGATCCCGTCCGCGGCCTCGAGGAGCGCCGAGTCGCCCGCGGCCGTGGCCGAGATGCGGAACGTCGCCTCGATGCCGTCGTCGGCTCGAGTGTGCCCGGTCATCCGGCCGACGGGCCGGTCGTCGTCGTGGCCGACGAGCATCACGACCCGCTCGGGAACGTCGATCGCGTCGGCGGTGATGATGGTCGGGCCTGCGGAGGTGTGGCCGATCACATCGAACGGGACGACGCGGCCGGTGATCGTGCGCCGCTCGAGGTCGGCCGCGGTGACGCGGTAGGACGCGGTAAGTCTCATGGAGTCGCTCCCGGGGTCGGGGTTGTCGGGGTTTCGGGGGTGGCCTGCGGAGTCAAGTCCTCCCACTCGCGAGCCTCCTCGACGGTGAGCACACCGAGCGGGATGAGCGAGTGATACAACTGCGACCGCTCCATCGGGTTTCCGCGGAGCATCGCATCGAGTTCGAACCGGTACACGTGCCCGCGGGGGGTGACGTTGTTCATCGCGATACGCGACTCGATCGCGGCGAGGAGCGGCTTCATCCCGTAGTCGATGAGCGTTCGAGCTTCTTGGGATGCGTTCGCGTAGGTGAGACTCGAGCCGCCCGTGTTCGATGCTGCGATGAAGTGCGCGGGGATGCCGCATAGATTCGCGATCTGCGCGTTCGTGAACACTCGCGCCTCGACGAGTTGCAACTGCTCGGACGACCATCCCATCGTGTCGAGCGCGGCTCCCGCGTTCACGTAACCGATCGCGGACGCCTGCCGGGCCCGCTTCACGTTGTCGAGGAGTTCGGTCACCTCGGTCGGCGATAACTCGTATTGGCTCGTGTTCCGCACGATCAAGGATGGGAGCGGAACGTCGGCGTAACGCTTGGCCGCGAGTTCGAGCGCGAGCGCGGTCCTAATGATGCGGGCCCCATGATTGCGGATCCCGTCGTGCCACCCGGCGAACGCGATCACATCGCGGAGGTCGATCGGGTGGCCGCGGTACGTGAACCGGGTCGCGTCTCCGAAGTCGTCACGGTAGATCGAGACGTCGGCCGGGTCCGCGTAACGCACCGAGCGGGGGAATCCATCGGCGTACCGGTCGCGCACGATCCAATACGCCACGCCGTCGAGGATGAGATCCCGAGCGGTGTTGACGAGTGTCACGTACCGGGCCCGGTCGGGCTCGGGCTGCTCCATGAATCCCGAGAGCGGAGCCCGGCCACGCTTGCCGGTGGCCGCGTCGATGATGAGGTGCTCGATGGGGAGCGCGGCGACGGTCGTCGTCATGAGGTCGACGGCCCGGGCCACCGCGGGCACCGAGAGCGCCTCGGAGCGGGACACCGGCGCCTCCCACCCGGCCGACGGCTCGGGCCACCCCGACGGCCACACCCCGGCGAGAGGCTCGGGAGCGCGGTCGGTGAAGGAGGCGCGGAGATCCTCGACGCGCTCGGAGGCTCGCAGGGGCCACAATGCCACCCCCGGAGTGTATCCGATTATCGGACGCCGGCGGGGCAGCTGAGTCCGAATACCGGTCGGCGTGTCACCCGGCCACGACCACCGGCCGCGGGCTCGACGGCCGCAACACCTCACCCACCGCCCACACGAGGCACCGGGCGAGAGTGATCGGCCCGGGGGAGGCCGCATCCGAGAGCGAGAGGCTCGAGTCGGACCTCGAGGACACCGCCACCGCCGAGAGCACGTGAGTCGTGAGCACCTCATCCCCGGCCCGATACGCGAGCACCCGGTCGCGGATCGCACGCTCGACCGCGGGGAGGTACTTCCGAATCGTCGCGGCCGACGCGATCTGCAACCGCCGCGGGTCGCCCGGGTAATGCGCTGCCAGCGTGTCCGGGGTGAGCACCTGGACCGGGCCGAGCCCGTTCACCTTCTCCCACAACCGGTCGAGGTTCGATGCCGTCATCGACTCGACCGCGATCCGCTCCCGGCCGCGCACCGTCCACCGCCACGCGGCCACCGCCCACGGGGTCCCATCCCGCTCGGTGCCCACCGCGACCACCGGAGCATCCTTACGCCGCGGCCGAGCGAGCCGCACCACCGAGCACCCCTTCCACGCCGACCCCGACATCCACCCGTCGACCGCGAACGCCCACGCATTGAGCATCTCCTGCCGGAACGCCGACTCGGGCACCGTCTGCGCTTGAGTCCGCAGGAACCGCTCACGCCGGTCGTCCCACTCCGGCGACGCCCACCGCCAGGTCCCCGGGTCATCCCACGCGGCCTCCGGTGGAGCCGACCACTCGAGGAGCAACACCTCCCCGGCCGGGTCCCGCAACGCCGCCTCACGGTAGGACCGCAGGAGATCCGACCCCGAGTCACCGGCCGTCGAGATGAGCCACAACTGCGGCTCGACTCGAGCGGCCATAGTCGGCCGAATTGCCGAGTTCACCACCGGGGCCGCGATCGACCACGCCTCATCGACCACCGCGAGCGACACCGAATAGCCGACACCCGCGTTCTGCGATGCCGCCGACACGAGCCACCGCGACCCATCGGGGATCGTGAGCGTCTGCTGGCCCATGTTCGAGA